ATCATCACGTGGCTCCCCGCTATCAAAATGGTTACATACAAAACAATAAGTATGTCCATCAGAATATACGGAATTACCGTCTGACGAACCACAGCTAGGACAGCTGGTGTGATATAGGAAGGCTGATTCATTGTTTAAATCCATCTAGGGTCAAATGATGAGTCGAAACTGTAAACGGGTTCAGTAAGTATCAAGTTAAATGCTAATGATACTCTGTCCTCGCTTTTATTTTTCTTGGCATAATGTGTTATACAAGATGGCCAGAAATGTATTCCTCCCTCTTGTGGAACTATATACCAAGAAGTATGTGTTGGATGACTTCTATTACCAAGAGCAAATTGATTAGATACAGTACCTGATAAAGGATTCAGCAACCATAAATGACTAGCATCTACATAATCGTCACCATAGTACAGTATACCAGAGTAGAAACAATTATTATGATTATGTGGTTGTATAGAATCACCTTTCTGTAATTTAGTAAGCCAAGAAGTACTTATCTTAAACTTAAAAGGTTGTCCATAAGTTGCAGTACAGAAACTACTAAACATTCTTAGAATTAAATCCTTGAGGTCTTTGTAATCCTCTAAGATTCTAAAATGGTCAGTTACCATTTCTTTTGAGGTTTTTCCCTTTAAATAATCAACTTGGTCGCCTCGTATTACTTGGTCATCATTCAATACAAAACGTGTGTCCTTCCGTAGCTCAGTGAAATCAAATTCAATTTTATCACTACCAGCAACATAAGCGAATGGTAAGTTAATATTCATTTGATCCAGTCAACAGGAATTGCATAGTATACGCACCAAGGAAATCCATTTTTCTCAGCCCACATCGCATAGGATGTTTTGGAGTGTTTGGATATTTTAGTTAGTGGGTTTTGAAAGATGATACGAATGTCCAAGTCAGGGTTAGCTTTCTTGACAGCTTTCATCTTCCGTCTTTGGTCAGATGGGAAGTAGCCTTTAGCTTCAAGGTAGACATCCCCAACTTTAAAATCAGGGATGTACTTAGCCTCTATGACGTATGATAACTTTTCAGATTCATACTCATAATCCACATTAAGCTCTTCGAGCAAGTCTGCTATGTTTTCTTCTAACTTGCTTCTCATTAGAAGTCATCGTCAGGTTCTACAGAGCAAGGACTTGCATCTACGTTTGGATCTTCGACCTTAAATCCTTTTGTCTCACCGAACAGCTCTGCTGCTGCTTCTGGCGTAAGGTCGCCAGTATCTACAACACCAGCTCCACTGTTAAGACTAACAACTTGTACAGCTTTTAGTTTCAGTGATGTACCTATGTCTCCAGCTGGAAGTATGTATGGCTTTTGAAAGAAAGCTAACTTAACTTTACTACCGCTGTACACAGGGGTTTCTATATCTTTTATCTGTGTTCCTTCTGTATCAACTACAACAGGAAAGAACTTATCACCGTCCTTCCATGTAAATCTGAGCTGATACGTACCCTTCTGGGTCTGTAGCTCCTCCCAAGGCTCAGGCTTGACTGTTACCCTTCTAGGGTTCTTAGCCTTGCTTCTAGCCCATTCTAGAGCTGACTCACGCTCTTCTTCGAGATCCTTGATAAGTTTCTCATCGACAAGAGCTGCAAGCTTATAGCCCCACTCGCCAGGTTTTAGTATCGCTTGATACCCTTCGAGTGTTACTGGGTTTGGTGTAACGTGTGTGTGCATGTTAGCAAAAGAAATAGGTGGAATTGGATACAACCTTTGGGTCTAGTGTCCCAACGATTGGTGGCGGTTCTGAGGCGTTGATCGTCTCTGCAAATTCTGAGAGCCAACACTTCTCGGAAAAGATATTGGTGTAGGTTTCTCGCACAAGGCGATTGAGTGTTCCCATGTCTCCTGCTCTGCAAAGAACAGAGTCATGGATAACTGTGAATGGTTCATCAAACTGTGTAAATGATCTGTGAAGGATCGAAGCATCGAATGAATGAATGTAGTTTGGGGCAGTGCTAGACTTATGCTTTGTAGGACTAGGGGTAGACTTACCTGTTGGTAATCTGACCTGTGTACGTCCTAACAACTGCAGCTCCATCTGTTTGGTTTCAATGTTGTCTCTGCGTTGATTAACTATGAATCCAGACGGTGTGACCCACTGAACTTCTTTAGCACCATTTCTGATGTAAAGTCCGACATGCTTCTTTATCCATCGCATCACTTGCATTGGCCCTGGCACTATGGAGTCCATACTTTGATAGACAGCATTGACGACCTGAGTTAGCTCGTCAGTTGTAGGGTCAATTTTCTTTTCAAGCAACGCTTCACGTATGTACTTGCGACTACTATCTTTAGTAGCATTGTATGGTATGGTCATCACTGTGCGTTTGCACACAGACCTGTCCATCCAATGGTGCATGTAGCTTGGGAGAAACTCTTTAGCCTTATCTGCTACCGCCTTGTAAGCGTCACTAGGTTTAGAACTAGGGACTACATTTACAAGTTCAGCAGTGCTACGATCTTTGGCTAGTCCTGCTAGGATTTGTAAACCTGAGCAAGTTGCATCAACTGCAACCATAAGACCAGTAGTTGCTTTATCTTTCTTGATGCAGCAGTGGTAGTATTCATGACACGCAGCCATAAATTGCCAAGGCTCATCAACTGCTTCCCACTCAGACAAGTATCTGATAGGGTCAGTAGCTACTTTGGTGATGAGTTCTGTGTTATCAGACACCCATTGATGTCTGTCCTCTAGCGTACTCTTATCCAGCCCAAACGTAGTAGCCACCTGGAATGATAGCCATAGTTCTGCTTCATCTGTCACGCTAGACTCATCAGCAAACCTTAGTAATGCTTTACCAAAGTCTGTGTCTTGAGGTGTAAGAAAAGCTGGGATAGGGTATGCTCTACCTCTGTAGTCGTAAGACCAACAAAGATGAAAGACATCATCCTTAAACTTCTCAGCAGCCTCCATTTGAGTTCTTGTTCTGACTGATCTTTTGAAATTGATACGGTCAGCATTGTGTGCCTCTGCCATAGCACGTCTCCATGCTAGGTTGACATCACTATCATCGTCAGCATTTGGTGGACGAGGTGGTTTGAAAGCAGGACTTATAGGTATAAACTTACCTATTATTCTACCTCTCAACCTCATCTCTACTGCTACTTGCAGTATGTGACTGTTAACACGGTACTTGACCCTTTGCAACTTGTTTAAAAAGTTGATCGGTGTCTCTCCGTGTATTATGAAGGGGTTGCCCTTTCTTGTTAGATCGTGACCCTTCATCATACGGTTGGTAAGGTATCCACCGTAGATAATTTCGTTGTTCTCATTGTAACCCCAGTCGTCTGGAACTACCAGCATGGGCCAAGGTATACCAGCGAACAACTCAGCTGATTTGATTAGTTCAGCTCGTTTGGTATTGAACTCAGGAGTTGGTACAACCCTGTATTCGTAACGCTTTCGGTGGGTCTTACGTTTGTTTATGGTAAACCATTGTGTGGTCTCCATAACTATAGACAGCCCCCATCTACCAATAGATGTCTTGGCTTTGATACTCCAAGGCTTCCATCGTATGTCACGTTCACCGAACTTTTTACTTGCAATAATTTGTTTCTGCATCGTGCCACAAGCATCATGAAAATACTTGTCACTGATATAGTGCATAAGTCCTGGGTATTTTTGCTTATACCATCTGAACTTACACTCTGACTCAAGTGCAGAACCAATAGCTACAAGTGTGGGTGTCACTAAGTTTGCCCCTCTTTGTGTACTGAAAACCCTATCAAAAGTTATCTTCAGTATAATTGTTGAGATAGCTAGTGGTTCGAGATCATCTACATATTCTGAGATTTCTCTGTAAAACTTACCAGCTTGACCGTTCTTTAGTTTATGAAAGGTAGTCTCAACTGTGTGCATCAAAGGAGGTAAAGCCTCTCTGATTGATGACACCCCGTACACGCTTGCGGAAGCGTAGGATTTCTCTTCTAATTTCTGCATGGAGTCGTGCAGCCTTTGTCTCCCACAGCTGATCGCTTCCTGTTCGAGAAGAAACTGTCTGTGTAGGTTTGTATGCGTCACCATAAGCTAGAAAGAGAGAGTATTCGTAGTCATCAAGTCGATCAATTTGTCGTTGGGTCAGGTTAGATGTCATAAGATTTACACTGTTGTTCGTATGGGAATACTTTACAGTACTCCTCCATACTGTTGAATGTACGCCAGTTTGGTAGGTAGAAACCTAGCTCAAACTCTGGGTTGCGTTTAGTAATCAACAGCCCTTGAGCTGCCAAGATTACCATTAGGTTGTCAATGATAGGAGGGCCACAGGGATCTATTTCTAGCATCACCTCGCCTGTATCATCGTTGATGTAGTAACCGAGTCTGTCAAGAATCTCGGATAGGTCACATGGGTTCATGGGATGTCGGTTTGTGTATCCAATACAGCATTACCTGTCATGACTATGTAGTCATCGTCATTCATGAGTAGACCTTTCATGTAACGCTTTGCTGCATTGGCTTGGCGGTAGGCTCGTTCTTGTATTGTGCCGTCTTGCTTTACAGCTCTGACTACACATACGTAGGCTGCTGGGAGATCCCAAGTGAGAGCAGCTTCGTGTCCCATGTCAAAGGTAACTTGGGTCAGTTCGTTAGTGGCATCCCACTTGTTGAGTTCCCGTATTCTGTTTTTAAAGGGGTCTGATTTTGCCATAGTAAATGTCCTGTCTGTTTACTGCTGGTGGACGGTTCTCGGTGGCTATGGATACCACTGTGACAATGGATAGTAAGAACCATGTCACAAGTATCCCGCCCATAAACTCGTTAAATGAGTTCATCTTCAAACCTTTTGTTGGCGATCTCGATTTGCTTCTCCTCATCGTAGTAAGGGAAAGCCTCCTTAACTTCCTGGAATATGTCCAGTAGCCTATCTTCGTGGTGTGGTGTGCTCATGTAAAATCCTTTTGTAATTGGTTGATAAACTTAGTGCAAAGCTGATCGAAAGATTTGAGAGTCTTACGTGTTACACCGTCATCCTCATCCCCGAAGTAGTAGAAGGTCTTGTGAACGTCCTCTACAAAGGTCATAAGGGCTGACTCATTCTTTGAAAACTCTTTCATAGATTCTGCTCCTCCCATGTACTATCACAGTTTGGACAAGCATCCTCGCCCTCTGGTATAGAATCATGTCCGCAGTTTTTACAAGACCAATCATCTACATATTCATCTGTCATCTGTCCAGCTCCTGTTCTTGCATGATGTTTCTGAGATTGTGTGTTTCAATCTTGAATGTTTCGTCATTCTCAGGTCTGTCCATGATACGCTTGAGTCTGATTAGTGCGGACTCTCTGCTGTCAAAGACACCTATGAGCATGTCATCGAATGTGTAGGGGCTGGTACGTATCAGCACGTAGACGATAGGGTCATCAGCTGCATCAAAGGTTTTGATGTACTGGGTGATGAGTTTATCATTTTCAATAAACTCTTCTTTAGTTGTGGTGGAATTAGCCATGTGATTGAAGCCAGAGAAGTGAGCGTTGCATTGTTTGAGGGTCATCATCGAACTTACCAAAAGCTACGTTGCATGCGTTACAAATATAGCCACGGAACCTGTCCGTTTTATGGTCATGGTCAAGAACCCAGGCAGTAGTATACCTGCCACAGGCTGGACATTCGCCCGATGATGGTGAAGGATGTTGGCGTTTCAGTCGTCTGCGGACTGTCGCTTGTTTGTTGGAGCAACATTTGCAAGTATTCTTGCGACCTGCTCCCGTAGTGCTAAATAGTGGAAATTGGTCGAGTGGTTTGACTTGTCCACATTCTTTGCACTTTTTAGAGACATTCGGCATAGTAGTTGGTGTAAATTACCTCATCTGATAGGTGGCCAAGGCCAGCATCTTCGAGGATGTCGTAGATGTCTCTACCATCTTGGTCAAACTCAACTGTAATGGTGTTGTTTGATGCGGGGTTGTAGTTGTACCCTGCCTCCAAAATGGAGGAGGATACAGCCTTGTCGAAAGTAACAGTCATTGTGTGGCTAGACATTAGTTAAGGACGGGTAGTTGTGGCTCTTGCACAAGTCTGATCTTGGCAAGCTTGTGTTTGTAAAAAGATGCGGGTGTGATTTCTCTACACTTTACACCTTTGGCCTTGCAGTTAGCATTGACCCAGAATCCTAGGCTCATGTTTGGCTGTGCAAGTAGGTTGGCAATAGCCTTACGAGATACATTGTTGTACTCATAGCGTGTGCCTGTAAGAAACTCAACGATGGCTGTGCCTGTGAGTGGTGATACATCAATAGACTTGACGCATGTGGATGTTCTTGCTTTTGGTTGCATGAATGTAATGGTGTAAACAACGTGGAGGGTGATGCCCTCATCCAGCATTATAAACAATGCTAGAGGAGAATGTCATGAGTAAATATACTCAACCCCACTGCTCGGCCATAGCGTCAGCAATACCTTGGAATGTACGGCTGCGTATTTTCCAGCGATCAGCTGAAGGCGACAGCAAGTGCAAGCGGTTAGCAATCTTGGGGTCAACCTTGGTGATGTCGATGACATCGGTGGGTTCTAGCTTTGGTAAACCTCGAAGCCATAGGCCAGTACGTTTCTTGTCAGGGTGGCCAAACTCATACGGCTGGACATACTGCGTGGCCTTGCCTAGCTTTGAACGTGATGACAATGCCCCAACGGGATTCTCAATACATAGCTTGACACCTGACTGTTCATGCAAGTCCCATATGCGTTCAACAAACCGTATAGCTGCGGGTTGTCGTCCGTCCTTGACTTTCTCGGCCCAGTATTTGGAACCGCTCAAGCTGAGGTGTGTGCATGGTGGATGAGCAATAATCAAATCCCAGTCGTAGACATTGTGCGGGTAGATGAGGTCGAACATATTACCTTGGTAATGTTTACCGTTAGGGCTGTCCGATGGTAGGAAGTCGCAGCTGGTGGCATCGTGGCCACGTTTAGTAAATGCGTCTCGAACTACACCTGAGTATTCACAGGCAACTAATACTTTCATGGCTTGGATAATTTGTGGCAGGGCAAGTACCCCTGGAAAATTTGGCACGGGAACCACCCCTGGCGTAAAGCCCGTGCGTGATTGTGAATTGGTGGCTACTGCCTAGCAGTGTGGATGCTTATGACGTAGCCGTCTGTACTCTAAGTATTGGATGGCCTTAAGTACATCGTCTGGGATTTCTACTGAGACCTTTGACGGTGTCGAAGTACCATCGCTCGACTTCTTGGCTTGGGAATTGGTAGTGTCTGTCATGTAAATCTGTGAGAACGGATAAGAGAACTGGGTCGTTGATAACCTCATCGTTGACGAATACGGAGCCGTCAAGTATGGGCATGAGTGTGAGTTGTTTAGACATTGTGAATACGTTTGTGAGTCACCCACGTTATAGCTTGAATATCAGCGGGTGTAAAGGATTCGTTAAGTTCCTCATTGATAAAGGTACACGCATCGACATAATCAGTCTTGATTTGTTGGCGTAACTTCTTACCAATGTTTGGTACTTGCTTCATAGTTAGACGTTGACCGAACCATACAGAATATGCGTGGCCGTCAATGCAAACATCGTTGAGCATTGGATTTGTAATGCAGTTAAAGAACTCGATGATCTTTGGGCCGTTGAGTATTTCAACTATGGGTATATCCCTAGTTAGAATGTCAAGAGCTTTCTGCTTCATTGTTGAATAGGTGCAACAAGTCACCGCCAGGACATCTTCATCCGTACCACCCGCAGCCCAACATTTGATGATGTTCTCTGCGTCAATGATGTTACGCTCCCAGCGATTGTTTGGCGATAATGCAGCGATGACACCTGCGACAGTCTCGATACGCATATCATATCTATCGGCGATACGACCTGCTATGTTGAGAGCTGACCTGTACCAGTCACAGCCGAGCTGTACTTCTTGCGATGTAGCTAGTGTGAACTTGGCGACTATCTCTCTTGCATTAACGCTCAACTGAGCGTATGTCATGAGTAGTTGTAAACCTCCTTGAATGTGATGAACTAAATCTAGCGAATCATTTTGTTATGTCAAGTGTCAATTAATTTGCTTTAAATAAATAGCTGATTGAGTGACTTGAATAAATTTGTTTGATTCATTCGATGTACTTACAATAACCACATCTTTTGAAAAGTGCAACCCCTTATCCATAGGTATTTATACTCATCTTTTTATTTGTTTAGGGTTCAATTCCTTCAAAAGCCAGGTATACCAAGGGATCTCGGCCAGGAAAACTAATAAATCTATTTTTTAAATATATAGAGTCGTTTTAGTTTTAGAACTGGGCCGCACATTTTAGAGCTGGGCCGTACCTTTTATTTTTTAAATCTACCTTTTTATTTTGATCTAATTTTTAAGTATTTATACCTATTAACAAAAAACTGTGACTATGCCTAATTCATTAAAACTAATATTCAATATAAGGAAAGCTTATATGTTGCAACCCATACAGATGGCGTGACACTTGCCCCGTAAGGCACTAGAAAAAATATAAGGGGTCTATCTATCATTGATCTTTCAAAAGTCAATAGGTATTAATACTCATTTCACCGAGAGGTGGCAAAAAAAGTGTTGGTTGCTACAAAAAATAATAATTAAGTATTTTTTCCTATTGACAAGGGGCCGCCGAGGGGGTTTTTGCCAGGACGTACTGCGTTAATACCCCACGAAAAATTATGTTAAAATTTAAGACACCCTACTTCTTCCATATCCTGTTGAGATGCTGTCTTTGCAACTCTGTTCTTATTTGGGCTAAGGTTTTTAGTGGCCAACGGTTAATCTTTAGTGCTACTCTAAATCTTTTATACCATCTACTCTTCTTCAACCTCTGCCATGCTTGTTGTATAGTCATGGTTCATACTGTATATAGGTGCTTTAGTGTGTAGTTGGAGGTGGTCTATGTGGCACGAGCGGGTTCCTCGTGAAGAAGAGGGAGTTTTACGTCCCTCTTGACCGCTGTTTCCACCCACGAGGAGCACCACTTCCCCGTGTATTATGAAGTGGTTGGTCACATCCAAGTCATATCCTGACCTGTAGCCAACCCTCTAGCTTCTTTACGTTGGTCTAAATTCATACCCAACACCATATGGTTAGCTTCTGCTTGAGGGTCGTCCATCCATGCCTCAAGGTGGTCTAACCACTCCTCATGTCGTCTGTCTTTTATTTGCTGTTGAGCGGATATGGCGAGGGCATCTGTGAACCATTTAACGCCTTGGGCGAGAGCATCAATTCTGTCGTCATGTCTGACAGCCCCTCGCTCACGGCACATCCTGCTGATTTGGTAAGCGAGCATATACTGGAATCTATTTTCAGTTGCCTCATCTTCATTACTTTTATAATCCCACGTAATGACGGCAGGATCAACAACAAGCCTATGCTGGTTAAAGACAGGCTCAAGGCTAGATATAATACGATCTTCTTTCCTAACATTTGCTCTAGTCTCCTCTATACTTATGTTTGTTTTTGTCGTTTGACAATGTTTTCTAAATAGCTCTGATACAATACCATCGCCAAAGTTGCTCTCGATGAGCAGCGTATTCGCATCATACTTACGGCATCTCCTTAATATGTCTAATAATGTCTTGTCGCTGTAACCGTCTCTAGAGGCGTAAACCTCGTGTAGGTATATAAAACCATTTAACTGTGATAAGAAGCATGCTACAGTCTCATCTGAGCCCCTTCCAGAGGGGTCTACGCTGCATATAGTCTCTGTATATGGCATCCACTTTCCTTGCACCTGCATAGGGCTGTACCAGTAGTCCCCTGGAAGTCCTGCACAAGGTAGGTCTTTAACTATATTGTCTGGACTAGAACACCAAATAATATTTTCGGGTGCATGTGTAGGATTTACAGGTGTAACAATTAGGTCTGCAAACTTTAATGGGAACTTTTCTGCGTCAGACAGTGTAGTGTCTAGCATAAACTGCAACATAAAGTTACTACGTCCCATTGACGCTTCTCTATCTAGTAGATCTTCTTCTTTAAACCGTGTATCTGTAGGCTTCCAAGCTAGGTTTTTGTTCTCTAAGTCCTCTGCCAGCTGTGGTGCAAGTAAACCATCATACATAGCTACCTTGCGAGGGTATCTAGCTGGCCATACAAAAGGTCTATAGCTACGTTCTCGTAGTTTATTGTAGACAGTAAAAGTGGTTTGAGGAGTTCCCAAGAACATAATCCTAGA